GTAATTGTTAAAGAGTCTACAACAGTATTTCCATAAGCTATCATAACAGTAGTATCTGTAGATTGAGCATTAAACTGAAAAGTTGCCTGAGTAGTATTTGCTGAAGTAGTCAATGTTCCATAGGGAGTACTACCATTAGCAACTACCATTTCGATATTTCCTGAAGAACCTGCAACAATGTTTACTTCTATTATATAATCTACTCCAATAGTTAAATTTGAAAGTCTTTGATAAACACCAGCACCGCTTACTGTTCCTGCTACAGAATTTAAAATAAGATTACCTAATGAAACTGATGGAAAAGCAGGAGTACCTCCGAAAGTAATAATAAACCTAAACCAAGTATTGACTATATTAGGAGGTGCATTTGTAAGTGTATCAATAAAAGGAGTTGCTGAAGGGCTTGAATATGTTGATGAAACACCTACAGCATTAAAATTTATACCATTAACAATAAATTCAGTAGTCGAATTTGAAATTGCATTATAAGTACCTTCATAGTTTTGAGGAAATACTATTAATTGAACGCTCATTATACTGACTGTGTTCTAAGTGTCTTTGTCTTTTCAACTTCAAAAGTGTACTGCATAACTCTATCATTAGCAATAGTTTTTTTAGTATACCTTGAAGTAGTAAGTCTTACAGGAGTTACATATTTATTTAAAGCTGACAACACTACATCAGTTTTATATCCTTCTAATATATATACTTCAGGACTATTTATAAGGTCTTCAAACCACTCTGATTCTGACTCATTTACAAAGTCTGTATTCATTTTAATCTTTTCTGTAGCATTTACTCTAAAAGCTTTTTTTCCTCCCTTGAAGCTGTCAAGTCTGTAAACACTTTCATTCCAAGTACCTTCTAGCTGTCGGTATGTGCTTCCTTTAGTTGAAATAGATTTAGCAGATAACATATTAAATGTATAGTAATCCCAAGCTCCCCATTGATTTAACCACGTAAGTCTTATAGGCTCAAATCCTTTTGTGTTAGGACAATTTATTTTAATTGTTATTTTGTCTGATATTGCAGTACCTGCTAAATTGTAAGCTTGCACGTCATAATAACTTAAAGTAGAAACAGCAGCTTGAAAAACAGTACTCCAATTTTGCAAGTTCCCAGGAAAGCATCCGAAAAACATTAATTGACCTAGAGCATAAGCAGACCAAACAGTAGACCCTCCATTGCCATAAGTATTACCTACATTTATAGCTGAACCAATTGTACTTCCCGAATCATCAAACATATTTATCTGCATATAAGTTAAAGTAGTAGCAGCCTCAGCATCGACTATTGGAGTAGCTAAAAATCCTATAGTTCCATAATCATTAATATTAGCATATTGAGTTGTAGGAGCGTTTGTTAAAAATCTTGCACCAAGAGCAAACTGAAATGCATAAGGATTAAAACCAAAATTATCATCTTCTATTTGTAAATCATCAGTATATTTTACAAAGCCATTAAATAGCTTATATAATTCAGAATTGTTTTGTGTATTATCTAACACTCGATTTCCTGAAGCGTCAATGTATTCTGTTCTAAATTCAATAGCTAAATATCTTAAAGAATTTTTATTTCTTGAATACTTATCTACCAAGTGCAAAGGAAATTCCTGTACTGAATGGTCAACTTCTTTAAAGTCAGCTCCTGCATTTGAAGTATTATCAGCACTAACAAAACTTTCTATAATGGGTCTGAAGTTGAACATTCCTACTCCTGCATTGTTTGGAGTTGTTTTAAATGTTCCTACTACATCATCAGTAGTTGCTAAATTAGGTGGAAGTTCTGAGCTTATATGTACTTCTGCAATAATTTTTACTCCTGTAAAAGTTGATACTATATCAGTATTAGATACTGAAAAAATTACATCTTGCCCTACAGGAAGTGTTTGATATAAAGGATGTTGTAATATTGTAGTTGCCATTATTTTACTTTTGTTAAACTATTAATTATATCTTCTTTTACCGCTCCTAAAAATTCTTTAGGCAATCTATCTAATCCTAGTCCTAGTGGTCTTTGAAAAAAGCTTAGACTTTTGATACCATCTCTTTTTATTGACCTACTTATTAGATATGCTAGCCCTGATATGAACTGTCCACTTTTTTTAGACCTTCCCCTTCCTGTTCCTTTAGGTTTTATTCCTCTTCGTTTAATCCATTTAGAAATAATATCTATAGGAGGACCTTTTGATTTATAACTAAAAGGACTTTTTTTTGTATTTCCTTCATAATCTTTATAGCTTTGTTTTTTCTTATTTCCTGAAACTCCTTTGTCTACAAAAGTTCCATAATCTAACATATAAAATTCTACTATAAAACTATTCCCTTTTGAAACTACTTTGAATTTAATAGAATTATATAAATCCTTATTAACATTTTTTTTAGCTTTAGTTAAATTAGTTCTAGCCTGTTTAACTACATACTTACCAAAACTATCTAAATAATTTTCTATGTTAGTAGTCTTCACTATTCTACTCCTACAAATACTTCAACTCTAGCTGTAACAGCTGTTGTAGGTTTTACTTGTAAAGAAGCAAGATTTAACATAGTTCCAAAAGAAGGAGCTCCAACTTGACCTAATGCAATTACATCTCCAGAAAATAGAATGTGAGAACCACCTGCTCTTACTGTTACAGTATAACTTGAAGTAGTAGTCTGCACCGCTAGCTCAATGTCTACAGCAGTTTCCAAGTTCGAGATTCTTACATATTTAGTTCTATCGACATCAATAGCTCCTGCTGATGTAGAAGGTAGTGTATCAAATACTGCTACTGTAGTTACTACACTTGCTGTACAAGTTACTATCCTTTCAAATACATCATTAATGCCTGTTGTTGTTAAAGAGTTTACAGAACCTCTAAGACTTCCATTAAGAGTAACTGTTTCTGAGATTGTTGTTACTAAGTTTGCCATAATTTTTTTTTATAATTGTATTGTTATTTTAAATTTTTTCCATCCTATTTGTATTGTTAGCCATCCAATTTTCCATTTCACTAATATCCTGCTCCCTTAGTACTTACAGGAATTTCACAAGTCTGAAAGTCGTTCTGTACTAATACTCCCATATTAAATACCCAACCACAGCAAAGATTATCGAACCTTTCCGAGAATGGCTCTATAGTGAATTGGTCTTGTGTAAAGTATAACGGAAAGTTTATATCATTAACTCCTTCTAAAGATTGTCTAGTGCTATGCCTTAGCATACCTATAAAGTCAGTTACAATTTGTAAAGTTTCATTGAATACATCCTGCTCGTTGCTTAAAGTCTTTACTAGCTTTGGAAATTCATCTACAGCAGGTGATATAATTTCACTTCTATTTGTAGTCCAATTTTCTCTTTCTGTAACTTGGCTCATAATAAAGATTTGAAAGTTATACGTCAATTGACTATCTCCAGTTGTAACTGATGTCGGGTTAATATGCAGTAATGGAAATAGCTGCATCTTTTCCAAATTTATATCAAAAATATCTCCTACTGAAGTAGATTTGATTTGCCTATGATACTCTGCCATTCTTAGCAAAGTATTCAATACATTATTATAAGTCTTATTATTTACCATTTCTATTTACTTTATTTTGCGAGTTTAAATCTGTTTCATAACTTAACCACGTTAAGCATTGTAAAAGACTTAATTCTGTAATACTATTTAATTTACTTATATCCTCACCGCACAATCTATGCATTACTCCAAACCATCCCCACTTACTTGCAAAATCTTCTGTTGCTATTGCGTTTTCATTTCCTTCTGCTTCTCCATCAAATATGATGGCAAAATCTCTGATAATTCCTTCACGAAATTGTAGAAAAAAAAAAGGCTTGCTTGCACTTGTTCTGCTGACATCATTTTCATTTCTTCTGCTCTCATTGTTATATTTCCATCATAAGCGTCAATAATATAAATATCGTTCTTCTTTTCTTTTATTGGTCTATAAAGTACTGAACACAATTCAGGAAGATTTTTATTTATTCCGTTCTTGATAAACTGCTCAATGTCTGCATACTCTCCAAGTGTAATAGCGTCAAGCTCTGGATGAAACCCGTATTCAACACCATTAAGCTCTATTATTCTTTTAAGCTTAGTATCTTGCTTTGCTTGTAGTTCTCCAATCTTACTCATTATATTAGCTACATCTGACAAGGCTAACTCCTTAATTAACTTCTTAGGAATGTCTGACAACGCTGCTATTGTTTCTGTTGCTTCTTCAGTATTAGTACCTGTTTCAAAGTCAATAAGTTTTAGCCAAGTTTCTAATGTAACATCTGACCAACTATCAATAAGATTAAATGATTCTGTTTTGCCTTGTTTTTTAATTTTAACTTTCATACACTATATAATAGAAATTTGTTGTTTTTAGTTTAACGATTTTTTTTACTGCACGAAATACCTTCCAAAGTTACTATCTATCTCATAAAACATTCTCATAGCTAAAGCATCAGCATAATCAGGAGAACGTCCTAGAATAGACTTGACTGTATCTTTTGGTATTATCTGAAGTTTATTATCTTTATCTGCGTCCTTAGTTCTGACTTGTTCTAGCTCCTCAGTTATGTAATTCTTAACATTAACATCTGAACAACTTACTCCTATCTGACCTTTGTTTATTTGGTCTGCTAATTTATAATAGCATTGAGTTTTTAAGTTCTGATAGTTTTCTCCTTTTATCGGTCTAGCATTATTTGTGAATCCTTGACATCTTAAGTAATCTTTAACACCACCACCAACACCATCTTCATCTACTATGATATTCCTTAGATTCACTCCATTCTCTTGTTGTAGTTTCTTAATCTCGTCCACAACCTCATTTACAGCCGATTTAAGGATAGTTCTTATATATCTAATGTGTAACCCTTGCCAAAGCATTATAACTGTCTTATCGCTTCCAAAACGTGCTACATCACAAGTTATATATTTATCACCTTCTATTCCTTTTTGAGTAAACATACTCATTATAGAATTGTAGTCAATAAGACTATCGGCTGTTGCGTCATACTCCCAATTTCCGAATAGAAGTCTTTGCTTACTCAATTCATCTAATTGAGATAGTTGTGTTTCATAGTGCTTAGAGATGTAGTTGTTATCTATCACTAAAGACTGTATAAACTTTCTGTAGTGTTTTATTGTATTGTCTTGAGCAGGTTTGTAATACTCTGAGTAAACCCAATTCTTTGCAGGGTTGCAAGTCATCAGCATCTTAGGTATCAAGCCATTCTCGTCAAGCTTGTATCTTAGCCTTGATGCTACTACGTTTTTAGCCTTCTCAGTTATTTGATTTGCTTCATCAATAAAAGCACCTGTTATTTCTAGCGAACCTAAACTATCAAAGTTTCTATCTGAAGGGTATAAGAACAAGTCCTTTAGTATTATCTCAGAACCATTATAAAAGGTTATCACATTACTTGAGCCGTTAAATGTGTAGTCTTTAATAGCTTTTAAGTTCCACTCAGTGCATACTTCAAAGAATGTATTTAATGTAGTCTTTTTTAAAGCATCTAGCTTTGACCTTCCCATCAAGTATCTAGTCTTTGGATATTGAAGGCACATCGTAATTAAGTAACTACAACCTACCCAAGACTTACCACCACCTGCTGCACCACCGAATAAAACCTCTTTAGTCTTATCGTCAAATAAATACTTTAAGCACTCCTTTTGCTTAGGAGTAAATTGAGGATTGATTTCTAATAAGTCAGGTTTAATCACCAAGATTAATATTTATTTTAATTCTTTCATCTCCTGAAGTTAAGTCTATTTCTTGCTTCTCATTATACCCACGCTTACGTCCTCTTGTTCTTAGAAAGAAAGTAGTAGCTGTTGTGTTCCCTTCCTTTATTTGTTTCTTTAGACTTGTTTCAGCAAAGTCAATAAACTTACTATCAATGTCATCTACTGCTTTCTTGTATTCTTCATCACTTTGCATCCAAGCATAATGTCTGCTTCTTGTAATGTCTGCTTTTTCACAAGCTTCAGTTACTATACCTAATGACATCTCTAGTGCCGCTAGTAGCTTCTTTTTACCCTCCTGTGTCCTCTTTTGTTCTGTTTCCATAATATATAATAGAAATTACTCGTATTCATTTGGTAGCATAAGCCTTATACCTAAGTCAGTTATAGCCCATACTCTTATTTGTTCTGTATATACTTCAAAGGCTTTAGTATTTAAAGCTGTTGTACTTCCTATTTTATTTAGTGCTATTTGGTTATCGTTAATACTTATCATTTCATATTCTGATAAGAATTTAGCTCTTAATATATCGTGCATTTCATCAGGAAAATATCCTAGTTCTTCTGCTAATCCTTGTACTATACATTTCCAATAATAACTATTCTGCATATTGCTACGAGTGTTTCTTTGTTTCTTTACGCTAACTATGTAATCGTTTTCTAATTCCTTTAGGTAACTGAAAAGGCTTTGCTTATCTCTACTGTCCTTTATTACAAACTTCATTAATCAAAGGATTCATTGATTCCCCTTTCGCCTACTAGCTT